TTCGGACATCGCTGCTGTAAATGGATTACCAGGCGTTCGTTTTATTGATAAGATCAATACGAACAGTTCGATGGGTTTTCCATGGAACAAAACAAAGAAGCAATACTTGGACCGTATTTCAACGGACAAATACCCTCAGGGAGTTGATTTCCCAGAGGATATCTGGGCCAAGGTGCGTGATGTTGAAAGTGCATATATTGAAGGACGACGCGCCTATCCAGTGTTTATGGGTCATCTTAAGGATGAACCCGTGACATTTGCTAAGCGGGAAGCTTCTAAAACTCGCCTCTTCGCTGGCGGTCCAGTACATTGGTCGCTAGTTGTTCGTAAAACTTTACTTTCTTTTGTGAAGTTGGTGCAGGACAACAAGCTTGTTTTTGAAGCAGGACCAGGAACTGTATGCCAATCTATTGAATGGCAACAGTTGCGTGAGTACTTGACGCAGTTTGGACCAGATCGAATTGTCGCGGGTGATTACTCGAAGTTTGATAAGCACATGATAGCTGATTTCATCATGGCTGCTTATTGGATTATCGCTGAATTGCATTCACTCGCTGGGCATGATGATAGAAACTATCGAATGATTATGGGAATAGCTACGGATGTGGCCTATCCTGTGATGAACATTCGTGGTGAGCTTGTTATGTTCTATGGAACCAATCCTTCAGGGCACCCACTAACTGTCATTATCAATTCTATTGTGAATGGTCTGTACATGCGCTATGCGTATGCCAGTCTGGGGTATGATGTTACCACTTTCAAAAAAGAAGTGGCACTCATGACCTATGGTGACGATAATGCGATGGGAGTTTCTTTGAATGTTCCACGATTTAACCACACCGCTATTCAAGCTGAGCTTGATAAAATCGGTGTGGTATACACGATGGCGGATAAGGAATCCGAATCAGTTCCATATATTCATATTGACAAGATCGCTTTTCTTAAGCGACAATGGCGATATGATGAGGATATTGGAGCATATGTATGCCCGCTTGATGAAGATTCTATTCGCAAGTCTCTGATGTGCTGGGTGCCTTCGGGTACCATTTGTCCAGAAGAGCAAATGGTTGCAGTTATTCAATCTGCCGTACGAGAATATTTCTGGTACGGTAAGGAGATTTTTGAAACCAAACGTGCTTTCTTTATGAAGCATGTAACTAGTTTCCCCTACTCAGCATATGTAGGGGAAACTCCACTTCCCACCTGGCAGGAACTGAAAGATCAGTTCTGGGAATCGTCATGCTAGGGCGCAGATTTGGATTTGGCAGTTCATATCTGTTTAAACACAAAGTCACAGAAAAATATACAGATTTATGAACTATGTGTTGGTGAGGTTACCAGAAATACCTCACCCAATATTAAGGTGGTGGAGACACCTTTATATTGGAGTAATAAATTCTCCTTACAATCCGAAGAGGTTTCTCAGGGCAGCATTGTTGCCACTGGTACTGAAGTTGAGGCTGCTGTTATTGAAAGTGAGACTGTACGTTTCATCGATAATGCAGCAGGTGATACTTTGGTGTTACCTACTACGGATAATCCAGTAGCCCGTGTGGATGATACGGATGATTTGACTCTAGGCCGCTTTTTTGCGCGCCCTACACTCATTCATACTGCTTCCTGGAGTACGGCAGATGTAACAGGAAATTTAGGTTTGTCCTTTGATCCTTGGACTCTGTTTCTGTCTTCGGCAGCAATTAGTAAGAAATTGGATAATTTTGCCTATTTGCGGGGTAATTTACATATTAAGATCCTCGTTAATGGCACACCATTCCAATATGGTGCAGTTCGATACTGCTATTTCCCTTACGCAAGTTCGGGGAAGATCCGCACAAATACTGTGTCGGCCTTGCCTTTGCTTATTCCGTACTCGCAGGTCCCAGGTGTGTTTCTGCACCCTCAGGCTAATGCTGGCGGTCAGATGACTTTACCGTTCTTTTATCTTAAGAATTGGTTGGACATCACTACAGCATCAGAGGTTGCTACTATGGGTAATATTCAACCCGTAGTTTATGCACCCCTGAGATTGGCCGTATCTGGCGGATCTACAGCTGTTACCTTGCGTACTTATGCCTGGATGACAGATGTTCAGCTGATGGGTTCCACACTTAAATTATCACTTCAGGGCGATGAATATGGTGATGGTCCCATCTCGCTGCCAGCGTCAGCTATTGCTGCTGCAGCAGGAGCTCTGACTAAGATCCCTGTGATTGGACGTTTTGCTCGTGCTACAGAAATAGGCGCGGGAGCCATTAGTAAAATGGCTTCATTATTTGGTTACACGAATGTACCAGTCATTGCTGATGTACATGCATTAGTACCAAACGTGGCACCACATCTGGCTAGTACTCAAATTGGACAACCTATTCAGAAACTTACGGTGGATCCTAAGCAGGAATTATCCATTGATAGTTCTTTCCATAGTTTGGGTAGTGAAGACGAATTGGCTATTAGTTACCTGAAGAAAAAGGAAAGCTATTTTGGAGCAACATCATGGAGTACAACTGATGCAGCTGGAACGCAAATTTTCAACATGAGAATCAATCCTAATTTGGATGCCAATATTCCCATTTTGAATACTTTGTCTGCCACTGTGGGACATCGTTCATATCAGGTACCATTGTCGTACTTTGGACGCCTCTTCAATTATTGGAGAGGAGACATCCGAGTACGAGTCAAAGTAGTTTGTACGAAATTCCATAAAGGTCGTTTGAAGATTTCATATGATCCTGTGGCGGATATCTCGGCTACGGACCCTCCAGAGAATGTAGTTTATACGCAGATCCTAGATATCGGAGAACATGACGATGTCGTGTTTACGATTCCTTATCATCAACCAGAGGGTTGGAAAAGTATCGATAAGAATGATTTAGGCACCAATGATAATTGGACACCTGGTGGAGCATTGGCTCCACGACCAGCCTTTGATAACGGTACTTTGACTGTTCGTGTTTTGAATACACTTACAGCACCAGCATCTTCAACTGTCAATCTCCTGTTTTTCGTGTCAGGCGGTGATAATTTTGAATATGCTGCACCCTCTACCAACCTTCACGGTGATAGTGCCCGTAGTTATCCTACCATGTTTAATTTGCAAGGTGAGGACACTACTGACATTAAAGCAACCGAGATGGTCATTGGAACTCGTGCTGATATTTTACCAGAGCGATATTCAGTGAATATGGGAGAGTGTGTGTCGTCACTGAGGTCCTTGTTACACAGACATACTTTGTATCAAACTCGAGCAGCTACTGATGATGCAGTGGCTGGTAACCGCATTTTGTATACAGTGTTTAAACGGTTCCCAGCTGTACCAGGGTATAATGGAGCTAGTCCAGCTAACGCATCTAACGTTGTTGCGGCAGCAGGAACATCTGGTTTCACTTTTTGCAGAATGACCCCTTTATCGTGGGTCACGTATGCGTATTGTGGGTACCGTGGCTCGTATAACTGGTCACTAGTTCTTAATAGTCCCGCCTCTGTTGGGGTTGATGATATTTCAGTGATGCGTTCTGCCAGCACAATTAACACTGAAACATTAGCTACATCAACTTACACGGTAGGGTCTGGATCTGCTAAGTTGGCTAGTTATAATGGATATAGTTTTCCATTTGCTACCAAAGATGACGGTATGATTGGAGGTGGTGCTATCACATCAAATCGTGTGAATAATACCATAATGGTTAACGTGCCGAATTATAATAAAAATAATTTTGCACGTGCTGTTCCATCAGAATCGTGTGTTGGATCGACAGTTGACGATACACGTTCCGACAATTTGTTTTACAAGGTTGTGTTTAACAATAGTGTAACCACAAACAATGTTACTCTTAGCATGTTTGTCGGGGCTGGACCGGATTTCAACCCAGTTTTCTTCCTGTGTTGTCCAACAATTGATTATCTACAAACCTCGGTAACGAGTTCGTAGATAATCGAGTGGTGTCTAAAAGAATTAACTTCTTACCACTTAAAGACAGGCCTGCAATTTCTAGTAGAAAGTAGCTAGAAGTAAGGTTAATATGCAACAAACCCTAATGTTGGGTATATACTTAGAGAGATGAGCGTTGTAGTCGCCTCTCCTCCTGATTTGTCAGGGATAAAGCCATCCGAACTCGGAGGCAGATCGTACCAGTAGTTTTGTACCATCCGTCACCGGGTGGGAAATTTTAGCTGGCATGAGCTGCAACCTTTCATGAGTTTGGTGTGCAA